GCGTCATCTTGAGCCAGCCGCTGCCCGTGGTGAGCGTGGAGAGCAGGCAGCCCTTGGCGCGGCGCTTAAGGTCGGTGTTGTCCACAAACTCGCGCTGCAATAAATCCTCCGCCACCTCGGCAAAGGCAACCCACGGGCTAACCTCGCCGCGCACCTCCGCCGCCAAACGAGCAGGCCGCACCTCTATTTCAGGGTTTTTGGCATACAAGGCCGGCACCAGCGCCGACAAAGTACTATGGATTAAATAAGGGTTAACCTTGCGCGCCTCGTTTTTCTCGCGCAAATCCACCGCATCGCGGCACTTTTTGTACAACGCATGCTGTTTGCCGGCGGCTTTTACCGCCTTGCCCACGCGCTCATCCCATTTTTTTAACAACGCGTTTTTCTCGCCGCCTTGCTGCTGCCCGTCTATCAAGCCATCCATAGCCTTCTCCGTCATTGTGTTGCTGCATCTTGCCTGCTTTTTAATCGGTTGCTTATCAGGCCACCGGCTTAAACTGCAACCATTCAGGCCGCAGGCTGCCCTTTTTCGGTGCCGGCGCAGCGATAACCCGCGTCATGCACAAATAGCGCAAAGTGTCCGGCGCATGGTCTTCCATGGCCGAATCTACGTCTTCGGCGTTGTGCTTATCGTGCTGCAAGGCCGGCAGGGTGCGTATCAAATCGCGGCACACATCAAAGATGTAAAGCAACGGCTCGCCCTCGCTGCCATCCAATCCCTGCAAGCGCAAATGCACCTGCTGCCAGCCTGCCACCCGCTTGTTATCCGCCGGCCAAAACTGCACCCCCGCCTTTTGCAGCGTCTCCGCTTGGCTCTCGCCGCCATTACTGGCAAAGATAGCCGGGTCGGCCACCATCTGCGCAAAGCGCTCATCTTTGCTGTAGCCCTTGATGCCCTTGCCTATCTCATTCGCCGGCATGCGTAAGCCCACATTGGCCTCGCCCGTGCTGCCATACCACTCCCGATAAACCACGATCGCATTTTTAGGCAGGTATCTGCCGTCAGGCCGTCTGAAAGTGCCATCCGAAACCGCGCCCCACAACACGCAAAAAGGCTTGGCATAGCCCCAGTCAAAAGCCATAATCCGCGGCCAATGAGCCGGTATCGTAAACGGCTTGAGCACATGGCGCGAGCGCTCAAACTCGCTAAAGTAAGCGCCGTCGATAATATCCCAGTCACCGTTTTTCATCGCCGCCACCAGTGCCGGATTACCCAGGCCAGCCAGCCGCGCCTCATAATCCGGATCGTTTTCAGTCAATGTAGGGTTGTCTGCTAGCTTCGCCGGGATATACTGGCGAAGCATCCCCCCTTCTTCGTCCGGCGTGCGCGTAATTTCCATCGGCGGCGCAAAGTCAACAAACGTTTTCTTGACCCACGCGTGGCCGATATTTCCCGGGTTACTGCCGCATAAAATCATCGGTAGTTTGCCCTTGTATTTATCCGGCACCTTCATGCCGCCCAAACGCACACGCCCACGCAAAAAGCGGTAAATCGTCTCGGTAAACAAGGTCAGCTCGTCCATCAGCAAAACATGTATCTCCGCGCCCTGATACTTGTACATGTCTTTTTCGTGCTGGCAGTGGCACAAATAGATTTTCGCGCCATTCCAAAATTCAAAAAAAGTTACTTTAGAATCGTGAAACTTGCAATGGCCGCTATCCGTCAATGACGCCAACATCGCACGCAAACCACTGCTCCCCTCTAAATGGTTTTTGCGCAAATCGTCCGAGACACGCCGAAACAGATACACCTGCAACCCCGCAACCTCCATGCACAGCATAATCGCGACAACACGCATCAAATGGCTTTTACCGCCGCCCGCCGCACCGCCGTATAAAATCTCCGTGGCCTTGCTCAAAAACGCCAGCGACTGTCGCGGGTGCAATTTCAGGCGGATTTCACTCATTGCTCAACTCAACAACAATAGTGGGCGCTTGCGTAATCGCCGTCTCTTGTTTTTCCACCACCAGCCCAAGCAGCTTAGCCTTGCCCATCGTGGCCGACACCGCCGCCGCTGCTTTGTCCGTTTCAAACGCCAGCTTGCGCGCCTCCTCCAGCTCCTTAACCAAATCATCCACCGTGATTTCGTGCCGTTTTTGATGCAACGCCCGCAAGGCATCAATCCTTACCGCTACCTTACCATTAGCCAGCATTTGACTGGCTTTCACCGCCACCACTTCAGGCTTGGTTCTCGATGCGTTATAAGCCTGCCGATACGCCTCACTAGCATTGCCCGTCTCAATATACACCTGACAAAACTTCTCCTGCTTAGGCGTCAATTTTATTTTATCCATCGTTCTTCCCAGGGATTGCGTTTAGTCGTCCGCACCGGCAAGCGGTAATAGCGCACAGCCGAACGCCGCCAACACCAATAGCGCAGCCTCAATATACGCACCTCCGGCACCACATCAAAAACCACCGTGCCATCATCCACCAGCTGCGCCATCACGCGCATCACTACCTTTTCATTCCGCCCGAGCGCCTCCGCAATCTTTTTGGCAGGCTGCCGCCCATGCAATTGCAGCTGCTCGACTATCTCATCTCTCACACAATCCGCCACGGCTCACCCCTTATCTAAAAATACAAAATGCCAAGCGTTTTCTTCATCCCGCACTCCTTTTAAAAAATCGGCGGCGTTTTAAATACTACACCGTTTTCAGCCGCCCATGCGCCTACATACTCAATCAGACTAGCCAACCGCCTCACACCCATTTTTGACGTGCGCTCGCGCACATTGACCAATTCGCCCTCCAAACCCATCACCAACTTGTACGGCTCTTTTGTCGCAATCGTGTGTCCGCTGACAAACAGGTTTTTCCAACCGTCTATATCCAGCTTATCGCCCTGCCAAGTGGCTTGCTGCGATATATCGCTTAGCATCGCGTGCAGCTTGGCGTTTTGCTCAAGCGTGCGGTTTTTTTCACGCACCTCTATACAGATTGATTCATGCGCCTCAAGCAGTTTACCCACAACCTCCCAAGCCAATGTCATCACATCACGCTTGTTTTGGCGGGTGATGATGCGGGTAAATTTCTGCGTTTGGCTCATTGCTCAATCCTCACAATACCGCGTTCAATCAGCCGCAACAGGGTGCGCGTTTGGCTTCGGCGCATATAAAATTCTTTGTCTTCACGGCTCAATCCAGCGCGTCGGCCATCGAGCGCGTCGTGACATTTCGCGCATCCAAAGCCCGCAGAAACATCAGGGCTTTTAAAACCAATGCCGTGGCTGTCGCTCGGGAAATGACACAGCACCACCGTTTCGGGGTCGTAGCTGCACACTCCCGCAATGTTCAACGTGCATTCTTCGCCCCTTGCCGCCTTGCGTATCGCGCTCATTTTAAGCCGCCTTTCCTGCGCTTGCCAAGGCCGCCGCTTTCATCTCGCTGAATGTGGGCATGTATTCCACAAACACGTTCAAATGCGGCTGCTCGCCGCCGCTGCAATAACGCTTGCGCACAATGCACTCAACGACTTGCGCATCATCGTGCCAAATCACGCCATTCAGGGCGTCAAGGCACTTGGCGATATTGTCGGCATCGGGTTTTTTCGTGGGGTAAATATCCCCTGCCTCGCAAGCCGCGCGTTTATTTTTGCTGTAGGATTTCGGCACGGGGAACCAAGCGCACACATGCACGCGCATAGGCTGGTCTGTTTTCAGCCAGCCTTGCAGCATGGCGGCTTTGAGCGCGGCGGCTTTAATATCCGCCTCATAATCACGCGTTTTCTTCGGCGTATAGGCGCGTCCTTGGCGGGTAAAGCGCGGGCGGGCTTTGCCTTGCGGCATGCCGTTCACGCGGAAAAGTAACGTTTCGGCGCTGGTCATTTATCCATCTCCTGCCAGTTATTTTTTTCGGCCTGAAACTCACTCCAAGCCCCCCACGTCACCCCCAACCCAAACACCACGGCCAGCAGCAGCGTTGCCATCAAAAATATCATCAAAAATTCCATTGCTTCCCTACCCTTTCTTAAATCGCTCTATTTCGCGTTTTCATGCGTTTTTGTCTTGCTTGGCTATGTTGGTATTCCCAAGCAATCTAAACTCAATCTGTGGCGCTCTGTGTGGCAGGAATCGCTATTTGCATTCCAATTCCCGAACCAAAATCATAATTTCATCTCCTTTTTCCGTTTCTCGACCGCCACGCCGGAGGCCGTCTGAAATTTTCCGCAAACATAGGAT